TAGTCATACAAGAAACACTACGCTTGGTGCCAGACCGCGGAGAACACAGTGATGGGCATGTTCTATGCCATCGTATTGCCAACCATTTTGGATTCAGATATGACTCAGCTGATAAAAAACATAGCAGATAAAACTCACTTTACTGTGGCCGACAGTCCAATTTGGCGTGCCAAAGTTCAGGAGTTCGCCCGAGCCATAGCTGAAGCCAGTGCTGATCAAATTCAGGATCTGCGTGGTTATAGTGGAGTAGGCACAGATGGCAATCCTTACGATACAGCATCATGGAACGCTGCTCTAGCAGCAGCTCAAAAGTTAATACTAGAGAGATTTGAAATTGAACCCAAGAGTCGTTAAACTGGCACAGGCGGCTGGTGTGCTACGCACAGAATACGCAGCACCACGCTATGGCATCCACAGTGAGCCTGCTTTAGCTGATATTGCTCGGTTGGTAGAACTTGTGGTAGAAGATTGTGCTCAACAGGTAGATCATATTGCCTGGAGCGGTCGCGGCACACTTGGCACTTTTCTAAGATCAAGGTACGATATCAACAATGAGTAAAGACGAAGACAAAATTAAGAACAGTCGGCGTAGGCAACAGGACGAAAACGCTGTGCATAGACAAGTGCAGATAGCAAAGTCGCATGGTATGCCTGTAAAGGAGCCGCACAAATTGGTCAAGCATCATGCCATGAACTGTGGCGATCCCAAGTGCATAATGTGTAGCAATCCACGACGCATGTTCAAGGAACCCACCCAACAAGAACGCAGACTATTTCAGGATCTAGATACTCCAAATGACAAACACAGCAACGGACTACCGCCAAGGGAAGAAGTTTAGGCCTAGGCAGTTTGGGTGGGGATTCAGGGTCAAGCTGCCAGTCAAAATCTCCCATTATAACTACAGACCTTATTTTGATTTGACACTCAAAAACTATTTACATTATGTGTTTAGTGTGTTACACTACAAGAGTAGTCACGCACCTGAGCCAATTCAGCGTAAATGGCGTAGGGCAGCTACTCGTTTTGAACAGCAACACAGAAAGGTCTTATAATGTCAAAAACATGGATTTGGAGTGACCAGCACTTTGGGCACGAAAAAACCTGTACCGTATTCAAGCGGGCAGATGGTACTCCACTCAGGCCTTTTGCTTCGGCAGAAGAAATGAATGAAGTCATGGTTGCTCGCAACAACGAACGGGTTAGTCCAAACGACCGTGTTTACTACCTTGGTGATGTTGTGATCAATCGCAAGTTCCTTAAAATCCTTGACAGACTCAACGGACGCAAAGTGCTTATCAAAGGCAACCACGACATCTTCAAAATTGATGATTACGCGGCTTACTTTGATGACATTCGTGCATACCATGTGCTCAATGGCATGATCTTTAGTCATGTGCCTGTGCATCCAGCAAGTCTTGCTAGGTTTGGCTGTAATATTCATGGACACCTTCATGCTAATCGTGTACTCAGACCCAGTAAGATTGACAGGCTTGGCACCAGTCCTTGTGTAGAATACAGCGATGAGATTGATCCCAACTATTACAATGTGTCAGTTGAGTGTACAGATTTTGCACCAATCACTCTCGAAGATCTTTATGAGAGGATTGAAGCACAAGGCGGACATGTTGGCTTTAGAAATGGCAACGGCGTTCAAGGAGTTGACTAAGTAGTTAGTAAAGCGTTTGGCTCCTTCGGCATAAATAATGTTAAAGGAGCCAAATTATGGAGTGCGAATACTGCGGGAGGCCTGCTAAAAATTTAAGAGGACATGTACATCACCAAATTCGCTGTCCTAAAAATCCAAATAGAGTTAGTCCTTCATACGGAATGTTAGGAAAAAAGGGAGCGAATCAATATACCTATGGTGCTATAATGTCCGAGGAAACAAAAGCAAAGATAAGCAAACATCAAGAAATTAACCCACAAATTTGGACAAATGAACAGCGAGAGCTCCACAGTCAAAAAATGAAATTGGCTGTTGAAAATCATCCTGAATCTTACACTTCTGCAAATAGAGGAAGGACAAAGCAAATCGAGTATAACGGTATAAAGTTCCAAGGAAATTGGGAGCTAGAATTTTATAAATGGGCTCAATCAAACGGGTATAATATAGTTAGAAATACTAAAGGATTTTCGTACCATTGGAATGGTAACAGAACTTACTTTCCTGATTTCTATCTAGTCTGTGAAGATGCTTATGTAGAAGTAAAAGGTTATGAAACTGATAGAGATCAATCGAAATGGTCGCAATTTCCAAACAAACTATATATAATTAAAGAAGATGAAATTAACAAGATAAGAAAGAAAACATTTACAGGCCCCCTTAGCTCATGGATGGTTAGAGCAATCGACTCATGAAAATGTTGTGCCATATATTAGGAAACTATATATGGGATGGTGTCAAATTCGGTGAAACCTAAGTGTAAAAATATGGCAACGCCGAGCCAAGCCTAATAGAAATATCAGGAAGGTGTAGAGACTAGACGGCACCCACCTAAGTCGTAAGATATGGTGAAGGCATAGTCCAGGGAGTAACGAAAGTTACACAAACCAGAATCGAGAGGTGCCAGGTTCGACTCCTGGAGGGGGCACCAATTTTATTTGATATGATACCATTTGAACTTTCAACATTAGCACATACTTGGTTTATAGACATTGACGGAACCATCTTCAAACATGAAGGACTATGGGAAGATGGCGAGGATACTTTACTACCAGGCGTACAAGATCTGTGGAACACAATTCCCCAAGATGACTGCATAATTCTTACCACTGCTAGAAACACTTATTATGCAGAAGAGACAAAACAAGCACTCAAGCGATTCAATCTAAGATACGATAAAATTATCTTTGATTTGCCTGTCGGAGAACGCATTATTGTTAATGACATCAAACCAACTGGACTAGACACCGCCTTAGCTTGGAATGTCCGAAGAAATCGGGGTTTCGAATGAATACTTTTTCTGTAGTGATTCCTACCTTATGGCGTTGTAACGAAACATTAGAATCTATACGACATCTAGTACATAACCCACATGTATCTGAGATTATTATCATTGATAATGATCGACAACAGACACCTGAGCACGATAAGATTTTACTATCAGACCGAGTCAAGCTCGTCACGCCCCATTCTAATCTATATGTAGGTGAAAGTTGGAATTTAGGCACTCGCATGGCTAAAGAAAACTTGATTTGTCTCCTCAGCGACGACGTTGTGTTACACGATAATGTTCTGGTTAGAGTACAGACTCTTAATTTTAATGAAATTGGAGTGTTAGGACTAAGTGAAGGTGCTGTGAGCGAACATGCAGACATAGACTATCCTATTAAAATCTTACCAACGGACCATAGAACACATGGTTATGGTGTTTGTATGTTTTATCATCGTAAGCATTATGTTAATATTCCTTCTAAATTAAAAATATTCTTTACAGATGATTGGATATTTGCTGCTGTAAGAAAACACAGTGGCAAGGCCAATTACATATTAGACTGTTCTATACGTGGGCGTATGTCTGTGACTTCACAGAGTTTTAATTATATGTTTCATAGTGATGGAGAAGCTTTCGCTGAATTAATGCGTGATTTTTAGTTAAAGCATAAGTACGGGTATAGCCCGGAGCCGTCAATGTTGCATTTAATTCAAGATATAGCTGACTATTTCTTTCCTCGCTTACAGGAAGATCCTGTTCGCCCGACCATACCTTATGAACGCCGAGTAGGCGTTAATCGAGATATATTTGTTCTTCATGAACAAGATAAAGTCGATGCTATTACCTGTGTAAGTTATCAAAGCCGAGTGCCCACTACCGAGGCAGAACTGTTTGAAACTGGTAGTGCTACTATTGCGGTTTTTTACACTATATGGAGTTATAGGCCTGGCGCCGGACGTGAACTTATTCTAGACAGTGTTAGACGTATACAACAGGATCATCCTGAGATAACAAGATTTTTGACTCTAAGTCCTAAAACTGAAATGGCACGCAGGTTTCATCTTAAGAATGGTGCTATGATTTTTAAGGAAAATTTGGATACAATAAATTACGAGTATAGACTTGACAGTACCAAATGAAAGTTATATAATTATTTAGGTTCGCAGGAGATCGAATGAAAAGAGTAATACAACAACGAGATGCATATAGTTTACACTTAGAAATTAGACCAGTGGGCAGTGATCACTATGTAAAGTTTGAAACATTATATGCTGAAGCGAAAATGCCGGACCAGCCTTACACCAAGTTAGAGATGTTTCTAACTGATCGTGAGCTTGATCTGCTACAAACCTATATAAGTAATTACATAGAACACGGAGGGTAACATGATCACAGTTACAGAAGCTGCTGCAAGACAAATTCAACAAGTACAGACGGAAGAAAATACCACCAGTCCACTTCGAGTATTTGTACAGGGTGGTGGATGCTCGGGGTTCACTTATGCTTTTACGTTTGAAGATTCAGCACCAGCACTGGATGACTTTGTTATAGAAGCTCCAGACGGTGTCAGGGTTTTAGTAGATGCCATGAGCATGAATTTGTTATCCGGTGCTGAAATTGACTTCAAACGTGATCGTATGAGTAGCCAATTTGTCATACGCAACCCTATGGCCACTGCTACTTGCGGATGCGGTAGTTCGTTCTCAGTATAGGCAACAACATGGCATACTCATCACAAGTACTAGACCATTATGAGAATCCTCGCAACGTGGGTTCATTTGCTCGTGAAGTAAAACGAGTAGGCACAGGTATGGTGGGAGCCCCGGCTTGCGGTGATGTAATGAAACTACAAATACAGGTCAACGAAGATGGCATTATTACAGATGCAAAATTTAAGACGTATGGGTGTGGTTCAGCGATTGCGAGTAGTTCGCTTGTTACGGAATGGGTCAAAGGCAAAACGCTTGACCAGGCAGCAACAATTAGAAATACAGCGATTGCACAAGAGCTTGCGTTACCGCCAGTCAAAATTCACTGTTCTATCTTGGCTGAAGATGCGATAAAAGCTGCCATTGCCGATTTCAAGAGCAAATATCAGGACAATAATAATGAAATCAATAACAGAGAAAATCAACGAGGAATTGAAAAAGATACAGGACATACCGCCACTACCTGAAATTAGAGATTCTGATCATATACTACTGTCAGATGATAAGGATTTTGTTGGCATTTGGGACAACATGTCTGACGCCAGTTACAAGTTAGATGATTATATCATACAACCGCTAGACTTGTCTAATATAGCCCCACTACTCAATACCATTAGTATTAGTGGCACCGGTGCAGGTGCCACATTAGGCATAGGCGGTGCCAGTGCTTATCAAAGTGGTATATATACTACCGGAGCGAATCCTAGCTATTCATGGAATACATTTAATCAGTCCAATAAAGTACATATCACTGGTGCAGGCATCGAAATGGATGAGGATGCTGACATCACCATTGGTGGTCGCAGCATGAAAAAAATGTTAGAAGGCATTGAACAAAGATTAAGTATCTTGGTGCCGGATCCTAAAAAACTCCAGCATTACGAAGCACTACAACAGGCATACGAACACTATAAGACGCTAGAAGCATTGTGTAACCAAGAACCAGACACGGAAGAAAAATGAGAACATTAAGATATGTATGTGCTCAACCTGCCATATTGTATTATGCTTGGCAAGTTGAAGTTATGTTAAACAATTTTAGAGACATGGGCGTCAACCTTAATCAAGTTGACATTGTATGCAAAATAGATGGTCCGGATGTGCCCGGGGAATGGCAAAAGTTAGCTAATGGTTATGCTGCTAGATTCTTTTTCTATCGGGATACTCGAGCTACTCATCACTATATTTCTAGTATCAGACCAAATATATTGAAACAACATTGGGCTGCAAGACCTGAGATATGGCAAGAAGCTATATTTTACCATGATTGTGACATATTGTTTACTCGACCACCATCTGAGTGGATTACAGCAGAAATGCTAGCAGATGATCGCTGGTACGGCTCTGATACAAGGTGGTATATTGCACACAGTTATATCAAGAGCAAAGGCGAAGATGTGCTTAATGCCATGTGCGACATTATGGAAATGAGCCCTGCCACTATTGAAGAAAATGAGTTAAATTGTATTGGTGCTCAATACTTGATGAAAAACATTACCACAGATTATTGGGAACGTGTCGAGCGTGATTGTGAAAGGCTATTTAAGGACATTACCGAGCTTAATGCTAAGAAAAAAGCAGCAGACCCAACACATCATGAACTACAAATATGGTGTTCAGACATGTGGGCAGTATTGTGGGGAGCATGGCGTCGCGGCATAGAGACTGTGTGCCATAAAAACTTCAACTTTAGTTGGGCCACGTCAGGTATACAAGAATATACAGAGTGCAATATTTTCCACAATGCAGGAATAACAGGTACAGAAAATAGACAGTTTTACAAGGCCAATTACATGAATTCATTACCATATGGATTGAATTTAGACATAGTAGAAAACACTGCCACAAGGCAGTACTATGATCAAGTTCAACGTACTGGTCTAATTAGCGTGTTACGATAATGTTCAAGGTCGTTATTAATAATCGAGATAGATTGACTACAACTAAAAAACTAGTTGAAGACCTTCTTGCACGCAATACACCTGAAATTTGGATTATAGACAACGCTAGTACATACCCACCTTTGCTAGAGTGGTACGACCAAGTGCCCAGCGAAGTTCGTGTGCTTAAGTACCACAATGGTGGGCATTTGGCATTATGGAGCCTAGGTGTAATTAATGACATCAAAGAGGATTGGGTATTCTATACCGATAGTGATATAGAATTAAACCCTCGCATGCCTAAAGATTATCAGAGAATTATGTACGAAGCTGCATTAGAATACGGACATAAAAAGGTTGGTTGTGCTATTGAAATAAATGACATTCCTGAACATTATTGGTTACGTGACCAAGTACGTAGAAATGAACATCGTTGGTGGCTAAATGCTCTAGCACCAGATGTATATTTGGCCGACACTGACACTACCTTTAACTTAAATCAAAAAGCAGATCAATTTGCCAGCATAAGGTTAGCCGGGGATTTTACTTGCCGGCATCAACCTTGGTATGTTGATATCAACAATTTAGATTCGGAAGAACAATACTACTATGACCATTATGATGGTTGGTCATTGACACAATATACTAAACAACATAAAGCACGTAGAGAAATGTAATGGATAAAATCAGTTTTGTATGTACTAGCTATCGCAGAGTCACCTGCGTTGAACGAGTCATAGCTCAATATTATGCTCAAAGTCATGCCAATAAAGAGCTAATAATATTCAACACAGATATGGAATACCCATTTGAGCTAGGATTTAATGACCCAACTATTGTAGTCGTGAACAATAATATCGATTATCAAACCGGAACAGAATACACTAACCGTGGCCAAATATGCCGTGATGCTGTTACTCATGCCAGAGGAGATTATTTTATGCTGGCAGATGATGATGACATTTACCTACCTTGGCATATGCAGCAGGCATACGAAGGTATAGTAGAAATTGGCCGAGATGCTTGGAAACCTAGGCGTAGTTTTTTTGCTCAGCCTCATCGTGTTACTCTAGTTCAAAACACGTTAGAAGCCAGTGTGATAGTTAAGATGCCTAGAATAAGACAGATTGGGTTTAGAGAAGACAAGACCGGATATGAAGGACTAAGTTGGTACACTCGGTTGCGGGATGAGGGACAACTTGATGAATTGAATGATAATAATGTACCTAGTTATTGCTTCAATTGGTCGGATCCACATGAAATTGCCGGTCATAAACAGAGTGGCAACATAGATAACCCTACCAATTTTGAAGAACATAAACAAGCCAGTTTAGATTATGCACGTAGACCACTACAGCCACTAGACCAATCGTCATTAGCTCAAGTTTATGCAAGATACTATGATTGGTATAGGCATAATCAACATGAGATCAACATGGCCTATTATGACCGTTATGCACGCCAGTATGTGGGATAATTTGACACTAGTATTAAATAGTTGTATAATTGAGGCATGAATTCCTTATCTACTGTAATTACCGATGCTGATCGTGCCACACGAGCAGCCAAATGGTGTCGGCGTAATCGTATCGAGTATGATTTAGAATATTGGGGTTGGCCCAGCGCCACTAGATATCGATTCAAATTTATGAATGATAACGATCTTGTTCTTTTTTCTTTGAAATGGGTATAAATATGGAAATGCAAGAATTTTGGTCTTTTGTAATTAATGCTTTATTGTTTTTCTTTGCCTACAAAATCGGGCAAGTAAGCGTATGGATTAAAATTGGACAGATTCACAAGGCTGAAATTCAAAATCGCATAACCGAAGTAAAGTTGCCAGGGCAGAGGCCTGTTATCACAGTAGAAGAAATAAATGGCATTTTTTATGCCTATGACGGCAATGATTTTCTAGCACAGGCCAAGAGTGCAGATGAATTGGGTCGTGCTATTGCTGATCGCTTTCCTACCAAATACCATTTGGCTAAAGTAGAGATCAAAGCCTAATCCCCGCAATAAATATACAACAAGGAGAAATTTTGTCCAAAGAAGATATTTTAACCATTCCTGGTACAGTATATGAAGTTTTACCCAATGCTATGTTTAGGGTCGAGCTTGAGAACAAGCATAAAATCATAGCTTACCTAGGTGGTAAAATGCGTAAGAACGATATCAAAATCATACAAGGCGATCGAGTAGACATAGAAATGTCCCCATATGACATGACTCGTGGTCGTGTGATTTATAGAAAAAAGTAGCATGGATATACGTGACTTAATTACCATTGTTGAAGGCAGCACCAAACTAGAATTAAAAAAACTACGTTATTCACGTGGTGCACTAGCTCCTGTTCTTACAGAATTAGCCATGAATAGGCACCTTGACCTAGCTCGTGGGTACGTAGAACGCTACAATGATGGCAAGGGTGATCCTTCGTTTAACGAAGCCGGTGCTTTCTTACACAATATCTTTTTTGAACAATTTCGTTCACCTACTAGCAATAACAGACCAGCCGGACCAGTTAATACATTAATTAACAAGAAGTATAACACTTTTGGTGATTTCAAGGAAAAGTTTGCCGAGACTGCCATGGGTGTACAAGGTTCAGGGTGGGTATACTTGGCTAGAAATGGTGAAATCAAAACTATTAAAAATCATGCAAAACGCACAGACATACTATTATTGGTGGATTGGTGGGAACACGTTTGGGTCACTGATTACGGCACCAACAAGAAAAAATACCTCGATAACATTTGGCGGATAATCAATTGGGGCGTGATTAATAGTAGGTTGTAGGATCTACTTATGTGGTTTGGTTATCTCACTCTAGCGGTTGCCTTCTTCCTTAGTGTAGTAGCAGCCTATTACTCGGTATTAGGACTAGTGGCCATATTCTCAGCCGCGGTAATACCTGTTATGATCATGGGCGGCGCACTAGAAACCGGCAAAGTTATTGCTGCTATGTGGCTGCACAGAAATTGGCATCGTGCGCCATGGACCTATAAAGCCTACTTATTACCCAGTTTATTGGCACTCATGCTGTTAACCAGCATGGGCACATTTGGTTATCTAAGTAAAGCACATAGTGATCAAAGTCTAGTGTCAGGTGATGTAACTAGTAAAATTGCTATCTATGATGAAAAGATTCGAATAGCCAAGGAGAATATCGATGGTAATAGGGCAGCACTTAAACAGTTGGATGCAGCAGTGGACCAAATTATGGGGCGCTCAACGACAGAATCGGGTGCGGAAAGATCAGTACAGATTAGACGACAACAGGCACCAGAGCGTCAAAGGCTTATCCGTGACATCGAAACCGAACAAAAGAAAATTAGTGAGCTTAATGAAGCAAGAGCTCCTATTGCTGCGGAAGTTAGAAAGGTCGAAGCCGAAGTTGGTCCGATTAAGTATATAGCAGCACTGATCTATGGTGATACCACAGATAACAATTTGTTAGAATCTGCTGTACGTTGGGTTATTATACTAATTGTCGTAGTATTCGATCCTTTAGCAATCGTGCTTATCTTAGCCGGTAGCAGACATTTAGAGTGGGAACGTCAATTAAGAGCACCACCAACTACTACAACTTCAACAACGTCAACAAGTACTTCAACTACTTCTACAACCAGTTCAACTACAACTAGTTCAACAACCACCACTACAACGCAACCTCCAAGTGCCAAGCAGGTTTATCTAGAGCGCCCATGGGTAGGCAAGGTACCGGGTATACGACTTCCTCCTCAAGTATATCGAGCCGATGAACCTAAGCATGAGATAATACAACATATAGAAGATGTAAAAGATATACTACCAGAATACCGTGACATACCACTGTATACAGTCATGGATAACGAACACGTTATAATCGATGGCGCTGTATATCATCATAGGGTACTAAAGGATATTGGTTATGGAGACATACTAGTTGATCTAGAACGTAAAAAATCCGGCGAAGTTGAATTAGATTTATTACCGAAACCTGATCACGAAGCCAGTTTTGGTAGAGAGTTTCCTCGTAATCCTACCCGAGGACAGATGCATGTAAGCATAGCCACAGTTCCTAGCAAGTTATACAAATATAATGGTAATAAGTGGATAGAGGTAGACAAAAACATTAGCGACAGCTATACTCACAATGAAGCATACATACGTTACATTATTAAGTGTGTAGAAAATGGTGAGATAGCTCCTGAAGATTTAACTCAAAATGAACAAGATTTGGTTTTCGAATACTTAAAAAATGTCAAGTCAAATTATAACCCCACCAGATAAAATCTTAAGCCCTCATAGCTATTTGGTAATTAACGCAGTAGATAATGACATAGACACTCTGGTGCTATGGTTAAAAACTGTGCCCGAGTTATACGATATACATCTTTGGCATGTGCAAATGTCTGACTCGGACATGTGGTTATTTCATGTTATCAGTGGAGTCAGTTTCATTTTAGTGAATCAAAAATACGAACGTTTTCTCCCACCAAATGTACAGCGAGTTTTATCTAGAAAAACTAATCGTGCTTATTTTGGTGAGGGCACAGAATCACCTGAACTTATTCAGTGGTTCTTACGTTGGCGAATAGAAAAAATTTGACATAAAGTCTAATATCAGGTATAAATACGTATGTAAGATGCCTGAACAGGGTTTTACAAATTCTTGCTTAATTAAAGGAGATAAACAATGAGCAAAGTCATTGGTATCGATTTAGGTACCACCAATAGTTGCGTAGCAGTTGTAGAGAATGGAACCACAAAGGTTCTAGAAAATGCCGAAGGCGCACGAACCACTCCCAGTATTGTTGCTTACACTGACGCAGAAGTCTTAGTTGGTGCACCAGCAAAACGTCAAGCAGTAACCAATCCCAAGAATACAATTTATGCCGCAAAGCGTCTAATTGGTCGCCGCTTTGAGGAAGAAGCAGTACAAAAAGACATTGGCCTTATGCCATATAGCATCGTCAAGGCCGACAATGGTGATGCTTGGATTGAGGCCAACGGTGAACGTATGGCACCACCTCAGGTGAGTGCTGAAGTACTGCGTAAGATGAAAAAGACCGCAGAGGACTATCTAGGCCATGATGTTACCCAAGCTGTTATTACTGTTCCGGCCTATTTTAATGATAGTCAGCGTCAAGCTACTAAAGATGCTGGCCGCATTGCTGGCTTGGAAGTTCTTCGTATCATTAATGAACCGACTGCTGCCGCGCTGGCTTATGGCGTTGATAAATCGGATAAAGCGGATCGTAAGGTAGCTGTATACGATTTAGGTGGTGGTACATTTGACGTGTCAATCATTGAGATTTCCAATGTAGATGGTGACAAGCAAATCGAAGTACTTAGCACCAACGGTGACACGTTCCTAGGTGGTGAAGACTTTGACCAACGCTTGATGGACTACTTGATTGACGAGTTCAAACGGGAACAAGGTGTTGACCTCTCTAAAGATGTATTGGCTCTACAGCGTCTAAAAGAAGCAGCAGAAAAGGCCAAGATCGAATTGTCAAGTACGAACAGTACCGCAGTAAACTTGCCTTATGTTACTGCTGATGCTACTGGTCCCAAGCACATGAACATTAACATCACTCGTGCTAAACTAGAAAGTCTGGTAGATGAGTTAATTCAACGCAGTGTAGGCCCATGCCAAACTGCCATGCGAGATGCTGGTGTCTCAACTGGGGACATTGACGAAGTTATTCTTGTTGGTGGCATGACTCGTATGCCCAAAGTACAAGATACTGTAGAAAAGTTGTTTGGTCGTGCTCCACGTCGAGACGTGAACCCAGACGAAGCTGTAGCAGTTGGCGCTGCTGTACAAGGCGCTGTACTAGCAGGTGATCGTAAGGATGTGCTCTTGCTTGACGTTACTCCATTAAGTCTTGGTATTGAAACTTTAGGTGGTGTAATGACTAAAGTGATTCAAAAGAATACAACTATTCCTACCAAGCATAGCCAAGTATTCTCTACAGCCGAGCATAACCAACCTGCTGTTACTATCAAGGTATTCCAAGGTGAGCGTGAAGTTGCTGTACATAATAAGTTGCTAGGTGAATTTAGTTTGGATGGTATTCCGCCAGCACCAAAAGGACAGCCACAAATCGAAGTTACCTTTGACATTGACGCCAATGGTATTCTCAAAGTACGTGCAGCAGACAAGAACACTGGCAAAGAAAACAACATCACTATCAAGGCCAGTTCAGGTCTAAGTGAGGCTGAAATTCAACGCATGGTAAAAGATGCCGAGGACAATGCCGAAGCTGATAAGAAAGTTGTTGAACTAGTTGGTGCTCGTAATAGTGCAGATAGTCAAATTGATTTTGTTAAGAAGGACTTTGATGAATATAAATCAAAGTTACCTGAGGACGAAGCTAAGAAAATCGAAGAGGCTATTGCAGCACTAGAAGAAGTAAAAAAGGGTGATGATCCAGAAGTGATTCGCACCAAGATTTCAGACATGATGCAGTCAACCAACGAGTTGTATCGCATCAAGAGCGAGGCTGAAAAGGCAGCAGCCGAAGCTAAACCAGCAGAAGACAGCAAGGACACGGTTGTTGATGCTGAGTTTACTGAAAAACCTGCCGATAAGAAGTAATTTACTAGTGTCTAGGGAGTGCCGATCATCGGGCTCCCACTCTAAACTTGCTTATGAAAGGAGAAAAGAAAATGAGTACACTAACACTAAAAGCCTTTGATATTCCTACCATTGCTCGATATAGCGTAGGTCTAGACGAACTGTTTGACACACTAAGTCGCAGTGTCAATGCTGGTTCCAACAGTAACTATCCTCCATACAACATTATTCGTTATGATGAGAATCGTTATGCGGTAGAAATCGCTCTTGCTGGTTTCAAAGAGGATGAAGTTGAAATCACAGTACACGAAGGTTACCTTACAGTAGAAGGACAGCAAAAGGTCAAGACTGGTGACTTAGACGGACCTGTTTACTTGCATCATGGTATCAGTAAACGTGATTTCCGTAAGACATGGCCATTGGGTAATCATGTAGAAGTCACTGCGGCTAACTTTGCTGATGGTGTTCTTACTGTAGCATTAGAACGCATAGTTCCAGAAGAATTGAAACCCAAAAAGATTGCTATCACTAGCAAAAAGCGTTAATATTAGTGCGGGGCTAGACCCCGCACTTTTTAGGAGGTAGTCATGGGTACCGATACTATTGTTAAAATCAAACCCATTGTTCAAATCAAAGAACCCCCATTGTATAAAGTGATCTATGTCAATGATGATCAAACCACAATGGAATTTGTTATCGAAAGTCTTGTGATCGTATTCCATATCGAACGAGAAGCTGCTATGGAGATCACACACCAAATCCATGAGCAAGGAGCTGCTGTAGTTGCTGTATTACCATTTGAAATAGCAGAACAAAAAGGTATCGAAGTCAGTGTCATGGCCAAGCGTCATGGCTTTCCACTTGTAGTTAAACTCGAGGCAGATGAATGAAATCAGTACACGAACTCACTGATCTAGAACTAGAAGATTGTGTAAATGGCTCAACCAATATTGCAATGTTGCGAGAAATATTAACCAAGCATGGTGTGGTTGATGAACAAGGTTGGATTGATCCCGAAATATTTGCCGATTGGTTTGCTGCTGGCATTGAAGGTTTTATAGATGCTGTACCTGACACAGATGAATGGCAAGCGGCCTATGATAACAACTGGAATTGGGGATACGACATAGGTGACAACATCAACAGCTATATCAGTGACAATTTTACAAATGAGTAATTACGGCGCATATAATCGAGCCTCAGCGAAGCCAGCTCGTGCTCTTGGTTCTGTAGTAGAAACTCGATCATCAACAATCAAACCACCTGTAAAGAAAATGAACATTATCAAACGACTTTTTATTCGAGCAGTTGCATGGGCACATGAACATCGTCATGCAGACAGAGACGGCGACCAACCAAGACCCATACTGGACTCAGCATCTCACACACCAGACACTCATCCTTTGCGTTTACAAATTTGGTATGGGCAAGGTGGCATTGCCATTGAAACTGCCAGCTACGATCGTAGAGCTGACGAAAATCGTAGACAGTTTTTTATAATTCCTGAAACTGCTAACTTACCAGAAGAGTTAGACAGAATCTTAACCTTGGCTAATTTGTCGAGAGCCTAATGGCTACCGCTGTAATGCTGGACCTAGAAACGCTAGGTACCAGACCTGACTGCGCTATCATGACACTAGGTGCAGTCAAATTCGATCCATTTAATCCAGATCGTGAGCCCGGTCCTGGTATATATCTACGCATGGACATAGAAGAACAGCTTGCTCTAGGACGTACAGTAGACGATAGTACTATTACTTGGTGGGCCGAACAGGATCCTAGAGTACGTGCTGAAGCATGGGATGAGGGCGATAGATCTAGTGTACAAGATCTAAAACGTGAATTAAATCGTTTTTTAGTAGGTGTAGACGACATTTGGTCACAGGGCCCAGTGTTCGACATCGCCATCCTTGAGGACCTATATCGCAGCCAAAAATGGGGTTTTCCGTGGTATTTTTGGCAGATTCGTGACTCTAGAACCTTGTTTAAGGTAGCTAATCATAGACTTGAATCTGGGCGTGATCAAGCACACAATGCCTTGTTGGATTGTGTGTATCAAGCAGAGGCAGTACAGAGCATATACAAGAGGTTGAATATACAGCCTGCATAATATCTGACTCCCATAATAAATATTAGATATTATGGGATTCAGGAATGTCAACCGCGTTTGAAAAATACAGCGATATACTATTTTCGGCTTTTGTGTCAAGCACAAAACAGTCGGAGATAGCCGCTAAGAAAAAAGAAATCCTCGACGAGGTCTTGGATCACTATAACATAGAGCCCGCTGGTGTACTATTCGTGGGCTTTAGTCCAGGTATTGAATTATTTAAGAACTCAGCCATCTCTGTGACCGAAGTTGGCACAGAGACACAATCTTATCTTAGTCAATTCGGGTGCGAATATCGTGCTCTAGATAGTATCCGAGATAAAGAATTTGATGTAGTAGTAGCTGTAGATGAATATCTTACCTTTGCTGCGTCAGACGAAGACCAAAGACACCTGATTGATAATCTAGCTAGGATTACCAATCGTTGCTTAATCACTACCTTACGTGATTATAAAAACCAAGACTTCAAAAATCGTGAATTTAGTTCACCTATAGTAGTGCGTGGTGCCGGTAAGCGCATTTACCTAGAACACTACGACTACGATAGTTACGATAGAAACTCCTGTGCAGCTACTTGTTATGTAATAGATGATAACTCAGTAGACATAATAGGCCCGTTTGCTCGTCGTAACTTATTCTTCAAGCAGTTGGCCAAGTTCAGCCTAGATGCCGGTGCAGAGAATTTTTTGATACACAAGAATACCATGCACAAAAGCATCATCAAAAAGAACTATGAACATATAATAACTATAAAGTTTTAACATGGATATCAACGAATACTCAGAACAATACATTAAGTTTCTAACAGATCACTTTATTAACTCGATGACTAATCAGATTAGTCATCGAATAGTTGATAACGTAACCGAACGTGTTAATTCATTTGATATAAAAAGCGAAATCGATCGACAAGTTGATGCAGTTGTGGCATCAGCTATTGCAGCTTATCGTAGTGCTAACCTAGATGGAGCACAAGCTGTTGGTGAACGCATGATATCTGAATTCCGTTCGTCAACTCATGCTTATTTAGATCAACTTACAGCAGATGTTCGTAGTCGTGTTATGAATGAATTCCATAATCAAGTCAATGCTATAGACATCAGCGGCATGGTACGTGAACAATGCAATATCATATTAACTGCTGCTATAAGAAACAATACCTTACAGTTTCCTGATCGTAGTATCCCGGGGTCAGCAGTTAACTACGAATCTATGCAGGTCAAAGCAGACAACATTCTTCCAGGTGTTATTAGGCGATTTACTAGTACTGGTATTGAGGACTTGAGTACCCAGTGCCAACTTACTGTAACCGATGCTATGACTATCATGGAAAATAGATTAGTTGCCCAAGATCTAGAAGTACGCGGCCAACTAGTCATGAACGGCAGCGTTGATAGCAAATTCACAGATCGTATTGCCACAGCAGCAGTGGCTAAAATTGAGCAGACCTATAGTGATGGTACCTTTGATCAATATGTGCATAGAGTATTAACCAAGTTAAATGAAGAAGGTATCGATGCCGGTCACATTCGTGTACAAGGCTCAGCTATCGTTGAAAACAGTACATTAAATCCTAGTATTACTCAAAGTAACCTGCGTAGAGTTGGGTTGTTGTCCGAACTTGAAGTTGCTGGTGAAGTATTGTTCGATGACACCTTGTATGTACGTAGTGGTAAGGTTGGTGTAAACACAATTGAACCCGAATATAGTTTAGATATATGGGATCAAGAAGTCCAAGTCATCGCTACCAAGCGCCAGAAAGATACAGCGTTTATTGGTACTATAAAAAACCAAACTGTGATTTTAGGCACTGGCGGCAAAGATCAACTCACGTTACATACCAATGGTGACATCACATTAGAGCGTGTTTCAATTGGTAGAGTGCAACATAGCAGCGCACCATGGCGTCCTACCGACAATCGCCAACTTGGCGAAATAGTTTGGAACGAACAACCACAAGTTGGTCAACCCATAGGTTGGGTAAGTTTAGGCGGCGCTCGCTGGGCCCAATTTGGAATAATCACCGAATAATTTGTTCTAGTGCTCGAGAACATGCTATACTACAGCATGTTCTACATTGGTATCTACTATGTCTATTAAACGAATTGGATGGGCCTGTAAGTGGATTGACCGCCCAGATCAAGTTGACGGTATCAGTCCAAAAGATGAATGCCGCAAATACAATACTGGAACTACCACAGTAGCTTGGCTCAATCGCCAAACTCGCGAAGTAGCCGAACAAAAGTTGTGGGATCTCATGCGCCAAAACATTGAGGCTTGTAGATTGCTTGTTGAGCGTGTGGGACAATTGCCCTTAGAACAGCGTATGGTACGCCTCAGCAGTGACATACTACCCGGTTTCACAGAAGCTACCTGGGGATACTTTTGGCAACTGCCCGATGTGCAGCGTTATGCTCAATGGCACTTTTATCAAGTAGGCGAAGTAGCTAGAACATACAATGTAAGATTAAGTTTTCATCCTGGGCAGTTTTGTGTGCTGGCCAGTGAATCAGACGAAATTGTGGAGAGATCAATTGAAGAATTCGAATACCACGCAACTATGGCGGCGTGGATGGGTTTCGGCCGTCAATTCCAAGATTATAAGATTAACGTACACATCTCGGGTCGTAGGGGGCCTGCGGGCATCCGAGCAGTGCTTGGACGACTCACCCCCGAAGCTCGCAACTGTCTTACCATTGAGAACGAGGAAATAACACATGGACTCACTGATTGCCTTCAACTTAGTGATGTTGTTCCTATTGTGCTTGACATTCATCATCATTGGATTCGTGAAGGCGAATATATCCAGAGAGGAGATGATCGTATCAAAAGGGTTATTGATAGTTGGCGCGGCCGGCGCCCTACTTGCCATTATTCTGTCAGCAGGGAAGATCTCCTGGTAGGCCATGATGCCGACATTTTGCCTGATCATGCTAGTTTACTAGCTGCTGGCTTCAAAAAACAGAAACTACGAGCACACAGTGACTTTTGTTGGAATCGTGCTGTGAATGAGTGGGCCTTGACTCATAATGACTGGGCCGATATCATGGTCGAGGCTAAGGGCAAGAACTTGGCCAGTGAACAGCTATATCAACAACTAAAGTCTAGTTCATAGACCAACGCATGCCAGTATATACTGGTATGCGCGATTTTATTTGGTTATGGCAATTAGGTGTGGGTGCTGTATCAATACGGTACAGCGAGATTACCTATATGGAAACTGTTAACTCTGGTGCTACCAAAGTTCATTTGGGATTAGGATATCCTATTATAGTAGAACAGACTCAATACCAAATATTATGCTTAATTGATGCACAAGATAGGCTAAACGAAAGTCTAGACAATTCTAATACAGCCTAGCGTAAGTATTAAGAAAGAGGCTGCAATGGATAACAAAAGACTACGGCAATATCTTAGATTAGTTGAAAGTCACCTAAAAGAAATAGCGGATCAATTAGATGAAAAATGGGGTAAACCTACAACAGTTAGTCCCGAAGAACGTGGCAAGTACCATGGTAAGTCAAAAGCAGAGCTACTAGCCGCTTATAACAAATTAAAGGCATCAGGACCACACTCTCGTGGTACACCTGAGTTTGGGCGTATGAGAGAACTCGCTTTTGCTATCCGAGCCAAAAGCGGTTGGGGGCGAGTAGAATAATTACTTCTTGGCTCTGGATTTTGTAGCAGCTCGAGCTACTTTGTCTGCTGCTGCCGATGCACTTTTACGAGCACGAGTGGCTGCGACTTTGACATCTTTCACAGTAACACGACCGTCACCATCTAGGTCAGCTGCTTTCTTAACTCGTGCCCTAGTCTTTTTAGCTACCTCTTTAACATCAGCTAGATCAACCTTACCGTCGTGATTTACATCAAGTTCACGCTTGACTTCTGCGACCACAGTAGGTACAGGTTGTGGTTCAGGCATGGGTGGTACTGTTGGGGTAGCTGAATGATTGGCGTTTAATGAATCCATGTTATCTGGCTGTGACATTTTGCGATACAAATAATATAAAACACCACCGCCAATTAACAATACTAGTAGAATTTCCATTTTAATCTCCTTGAAACTCAGTATAGTATTTAGTTGATTAAATACTAGAGTAGGAGATTTCAATGACTGCTCACACTCAATTAATGCGTCTATTAGAGACGCCATTGCCTAGTATTAGTCGCCAACGTCGTAAACCATATAGGCCCACAGAACAGGAAATCAACCGCATATACAGTCTAATAAATCGTGCTGTATTTGATGGACAAATGACTAGACCCCGTATTGTAACCGGCAGAGAAATCGATGCCCTAGGTTGGTGCATAGGCCTTAAGCCGCCTAGATCTCGTCGTAGCGGCTGTTTAATAAGATTAACTGATAAATGGTACAGTGTACATTGGTTAATATTTGTGTTAGCACATGAAATGTGCCACCAATACCAATGGGACATAATTGGGCCCGAACGTCAAGCTCAAGGACGACTGCCCTTGATGAGTCATGGTCCTAGTTTCTTCCAACATCGTCTAAGGTTAGCTGAATTAGGCGTGCCGTTGCTTAAGAAAGTCTATATGTATCGATGGTTCCAGTACCAAGATCTCAAAAAACTATAAATAGAATATAGGAGATCTCGATGCGTACACTTATTAAAATTCTAGTTTCTACAGCTATTGCTGTGGGATTTGGTCCGGTTCAAGCTCAAAAAGCACCACAAGGAGCAACTTATGATGCTAAAATTGTTAGAGTTAATGACGGAGATACTGTGGTCATTGCAGCACCATTCTTGCCAGCACCTTTGAAACCAGAACTAGCCGTGCGTATATATGGAGTAGATACTCCTGAAAAGGGCTTTAGAGCACAGTGCCCTTCAGAAGATCAGCGTGGACAGGCTGCTACAGCATTTACCAAAAAAGCAGTTGAATCAACTCAAAAGCATCAGGTAGTGCTGTATGGTTGGGACAAGTTTGGTGGTCGTGTGTTAGGTGACATGATCCTAAATGGTGTGAGCCTAAGAGCCGAACTAATCAAAAACGGATTCGCCCGTGAATACTATGGCGAAGCAAAACAATCATGGTGTAATTAATTATGAAAATTTCTGACTTTCCCCAAGACCTTGAACCTAGAGTAGGTGACATCCTTGAGATCGAACAAGGTGATGTCTGCTTTGAAGTGCGTATTATAGGCATCACAGCAGATGGGTATTTGTGTGAACAAGACAATGTTGAAGGTGCTGTACTATTAGAAGGGGTAGCACTCGATCAAGGTGATGTCGCAGACATCACAGGATATATCACAGAAGAACGGGTACGCCTAGATCCCAAGTGCTGGAAGGGTAAAAAGATTGGCAACCCTAAAACCAAGATGAAGGGTGGAGTGCGTGTTAATAACTGTGTACCCGAAGGTCAGCAAGAGGACATTGAGGAAGCAGGACCATTCTCCTACGGTTACAAGAAGCCTCGTAAAGGTAGCGTAGCATACTGGGCCGAAAAAAAGCGTAAGGAACAAGAAAAAGGCAAACCACCAATTGAGCCAAAAGATCAGATGGTTGGTGTAGCCAAAGTTACAAAAGCTGTCTCGGAAGGCTCAGATAACAATGTTTATTTCGAAGTAGATTCCGAAAAAGCCTATAATCATATTATGAAGAAGTTTAGATCAGTCATAGACTGGGATGGTGATACCATGGTCGCTCCTCAGAAGTATTGGGGAGCCATTCAAGAATTGGCATATTCGGCCGGAGGCGAAGCGATCGAAGTTGGTAATGAGCAAGGTGTGGCGGAAGGCTGGGGCTTTGATAAATGGGGGCACGATACATGGACTGATGCTCAAAAAGAAGTAGCACGAAAGAAAAAGAACGAAAAGCAAAGAGCACAGCGTCAACAAAACAAAGATCAACAAAACAAAGATCAACAAAAATCTAGAGAGCAAGGTGTGGCGGAAGGCTATACCGGTCGTGAAACCAAAGACGGAACCTGGCATGTGTTCAAGGATGGGCAAGCGGTGGCGGTGGCAGGACCATTCAACAGCAGAGATGAAGCACATGCCTGGATTAAAAAACACAAGCAAGGTGTCTCGGAAGCCAAATCATTGAAAAAACGTGTGCGTGTGGTACAGGGTGAACACGCAGGCAAAACAGGTTGGATCCGTGAAATAAAACATGGTATACACAGCACTGCCCCCAAGCGATACTATGTTGACATCGACGGTGGCGGTCAAGCCGACAACTTGCCTGCTTCGGCATTGAGGCTATTAAAGAATCAATCAGACAACCAGAAAGGTATGGCGGAAGGTGGTTATCCGAGTCCACATAACTACGATAGTGATGAGGATTACTACGCCGCTGTAAATCGTTATCTTGGCAAAAAAGGCCCACGTCCAGGTGATGATGATTGGGAAGAAACTGCACCAGGTGACGATATTCCTAGTCGTCGCAGGCACAGAGACGATGACATGGACGAAGCCAAATACCAAGGCAGAGAAGTGCCCTTAGGTAAAAAGATGGCCGGTGATGTGGCCAAGAGTAAAGTCTATGTACGTAAGCCAAACGGCAAAGTTGTCAAAGTAAACTTTGGCGATAAAAACATGAGAATTAAAAAATCTAATCCAGCTAGAAGAAAAAGTTTTAGGGCAAGGCATAACTGCGATAATCCGGGACCTCGTTGGAAAGCTCGATATTGGTCATGCAAGAGTTGGTAAAATAATGGCTTTTGTTTATAAAATTACAAATACCATCACCAACAAATGTTATATTGGTTGGACAGGTAATTCTGTAGAAAATCGATGGACTGAGCATAAAGTTGCGGCATCCAAAAATACCGACAACAGGAAATTTTATAATGCCTTGCGTAAGTACGGCACCGAGTTCTGGTCGGTAGAAACATTAATTGAAACATCTTCAAAAGAAGAAGCTAAATTAAAAGAAATAGAACTTATAGAATATTTTGACTCGTACAATAAGGGTTACAATGCAACTAAAGGTGGAGACGGTAACAATGGCATTATAATGTCTGAGGAATCTAATCTTAGAAGAAGTGAAGCATTAAAAGGTAAACCAAAAAGCGAAGCAACAATTGAAAAATTCAAAGCAAGGACACAAACAGAGGAAACGACTGCTAAAATTTCTTTAGCTCACAAAGGTATGAAAAAACCTTGGGTTAAATGGTCTCCTGAACAAATTGCTAAACGGGCAATGACTAGAAGATCACTGACCAAAGAACAATACGACACAATTCATAACTTACGTTTGACTGGTATGACGATACGAGAAATTCACCAATCAACAGGAATTTCTGCCGATTTAGTCAAAAAATGGCTTAAATTGCCTTGGGACTTGTGATGCAGCGTTATATACGTCTAGTCGAAGCAGCTAACCGGGGATGCCCGGTGGCTACCTACGACATTGACGTAAACTTACGTAATCGCCAAAAGGCCATTGACAACTATGAATATGGTCCAGCAAATCCTGATGAGCCCGGTGATTATTGGAAAAAAGCTGCACGACGTTGGAACATAGCAGAAAAGACAGCCAAGACCATGCAATGTGGCAATTGTGCTGCGTTTGATGTCAGCGACAAGATGTGGCAGTGTATAGAAGATGGAATCAAAGGCGACGAGCGTGCTGCTGATGCCATGGCTACTATACACAAGGCTGACCTAGGATTTTGTAATTTCCTTCACTTCAAATGTGCCGGAGATAGATCGTGTACAGCGTGGGTCACCGGCGGTGCCATTGACAACAAGGACAGAACTGAATAATGCGTGTATTTGAGTTATTCGAAGCTGGCTTAACCTATCGTGGCTATCCGTGTACCAAGGACTGCTCGGGGCATCAAGCAGGATACAACTGGGCAGTGGCATTCGGTTTGTCAGCAGACAATTGTCCGTATAGTAATAACAGTTTTTGGGAAGGATGTATTAGCAAAGATGAGCCAGGACCAGACCAAACCGAAGAATCCATTGTTAGAGAAAAGTGGAGTCAAAAATACAAAAACTCAATCAATTGCAGCAACCCAAAAGGGTTCAGTCAGCGAGCACATTGTCAGGGACGCAAGAAGTCATAGTTGGACGATGTACTGGGCTAGACTAGGATACAGACAATAACCCTGCCGTTGACAGGGTTTTTCTTTTTTGCTATACTAGGGGTACAGTAAACAAACGGAGCAGGAAATGCGTCAAGCAGAGACACTAGAATTCCGCAATATAGTTAATCGTGTGTTGCGTGAAAACAACACTATGATTATCAAAACCTATACCGATTCTACTCCCGGAGACAGAGCTAAGAACTCTAATAGGCGTATTGTGACATTTTGGGTTGGCTATGGTTTTAATCGAACTAAAGTATTAAAGAGCATTCGTGAGTGGATGCTACTAGCAGGCATTGAGGCTGACTTGCGTATGTCGCGTGGCTATATCCGCGGAACTTGTGTGTTGTCAAAACACAACAGCTAGAGAATAACCCGAAACTTGACAGGGGAATCCATTTTTGCTATAATAGTGGTACAGTAAACAAACGGAGCTACAAATGGAAACACAATGTCTTGCTCGTGCTAAACTTGTTTATATCAAAAAGTTAAGTGTGTATCAGTTAAAAGTTGCGTTTAATGTGCGTGAGACCAACGCAAGAGGACATTACATTTTTCCTGTGCAAAAAAAATGTGCATTTGTAAGTGGTCATATTCCTTATAACTGTCTCGAAAAAGACTTGCCTCGCGTAGTTGCTCAGGCAAAAATGCAGTTGCGTACAGACAACATCGAGTTCGTCTAAATACAACAGAATACCCCTAAGGTTGACAGGGGTATTCATTTCAGCTATAATAGTGGTACAGTAACAAAACGGAGCCTGAAATGATTCGTTTCGCTGATATGACTGAATCCCAAAAGCGTGAAGTCCGCATGTATGGTTGTACCCAAGACCAAATGCGTGAAGCTGTTGAGCAGAGTTTGACTTATCGTTTTTCGGGTGCTGCTATGTACGCAATGAGCATGATGAGTGATGCTCAAGAAATGGTAGCTCATGGTCCTTATGATTCAGACACGCTGGCTAATATATTAGAAGACCAGCGTCAGTTGTTGAATCGTGCTAAATGGATCTTGTCAACTTATGTTATGGAGCAGAGATAATGTGGGGTTTTGATCATAGACAGAGTCGTCCAGTTACCAACGAATTACTAGATCTAGCCGAACAAGGTGTGCTAACATGGGAACAATTGGCTCGTGACGCACTTGGTTGGATGAGTGAAGCAGAAGTACAGAAATTTGCCCAAGCTAACGATTATTTACAGGAGCAGGAAAATGAGTAAAGATCTACAAGAAGTTGTTGACAGTTGTAGCGATTGGCTTATTACAGCATTGGACCAGAATTATTCAGATAAAGGTCTGATTACAGTACTCAAGACCATTGACAAGATTCAAAAAGAAATTGATCGAGGAGTCTACCAATGAAGAAGGTCATGCAGATGCGTATGCTCAAGAGTCCTAATCCCAGAATTCATTTTATGTTGTTTCAAGCCAACAGCCCGTTTCGTGCCAGGACTGTTGAGAATAAGAAGCAGTTCCAACGGCACGAGAAACATCGTAATCAACCACTTGGAGATTAATCATGGCCATGTACGAAGTCACTTATAGTTTGGGTTCACGCACTGAGACTAGTTCGTTTTCAGGTTCAAGTGCATTACAGTATCAGAAGATTGTAGTAGAAGCAAATGGTCCAAATACAGCTCAACGCATTGTAGAGAGCATGTTTGGTGGCCCCAATAATTGCTTAGTGGGTGCCGCTTGGCAGGTAGGTTGACAGGTAGTATTTTCGGTAGTATAATTTGACTTGTAGTAAATCTTTTTCCAACAACTCTCTAATCGAGGTTATTATGTCAGACGACAACAAACTGTTCAAAGTTGCAGGTGTTTCTAGTGGTAAGACTGGCTATAAGGTTCGCTTTGCCAGTGATATGACTCGTGTTAAAGTGCTCATGAAAACTGGTAACAGTGACATTGAGCTTGTTGAACTGCCCAATGAGATGTCTAAGGGCGATGCTGTTACCTTCCTTAAAGGCACTGCATTGATGGAACGTGCCGAGTATCGCGAAGCTATCGAAGCTGCGGATGCTAAGTATAACGCTACTTCTGTTGTCCGTGTGTCTAAGCCGGCAAAGCCAGCAGTGACCAAGACTAGTGCACCCAAGCGAGGTGCTCCTTCAATTGAAGACATTCGTGCTCGTGCACAGGCCAGTAAAGTTAGCGAAGCACCTGCTGACATGCTAGGCGAAGCAATCGCTGCATTGGTAGCCGAAAGTCAAAAAGAGTCTAGTCAAGCCTAAGCCATAGTGGCTTAAATAACAAGGGCACTCCAGTGCCCTTTTCACACATCTAAAGGAGATACTATGTTTGAAAATGTAGCTGATTTTGGATACCATCGTAGTTATCGTTCAGCCGCAGAGATTAATCAGGCCATGGCTCGAGTTTATAACTACATGTTCTTGGCAGTAGCAACGAGTATGATTGTGAGCCTGGCAGTGGCCGCTAGTCCCGCTGCAATGGCCGTGTTCTTTGGCCCCGTTACCAAGTGGATCACCATGTTTGCGCCCTTGGTATTTGTGTTTCTAGTACCCATGGCCATCAATTCTGGTATTGCTCGAGAAGGTGCCATTGCGTTATTGCTAGCATTTGCCGGCGTAATGGGTCTTAGCCTAAGTGCCTTTATGGCAGTGTTTACTGGCATGAGTGTGATCACAGCCTTCTTAGGCGCAAGTGTGCTATTTGGAACAATGAGTCTATATGGTTACTTTACTAAGAGCAGTCTTGATAGCATTGGCAAGTATCTTTTTATTGGTCTTATCGCTATTATTATTGCCAGCGTTATTAATATTTTTATCGGTAGCAGTGTTATGGCCATGGTTATTAGTGCTGTGGCTATTGTTATTTTTCTGGGTTTGACTGCGTACGATACGCAACAAATTCGCGAGCAGGTTAGTTATGCAGATGAGGATCATCGCGCTGAAGTCTTGGGTGCGTTGAGTTTATACTTAAACTTCATCAATATCTTTACCAGCCTACTTAACCTCACAGGATCACGTAATGATTAAGACTTTGAAAGAGTACATTGAATCTGTGCAAGGCGATACTGTTGGTGAGGAATGGTTTAGTAAAGGTGCGTTTACGGCATTCAAGCGTCCTGCTCGTGAGCCTTATGAAATAGCAGATCAAGCAGGCACCATTGATACCCTAGAAGGGCCAGTACGATATCCTGCGGGATATTATATCATGACTGGACCCAAAGGTGAGCGTTATCCTATTAGTCCAGAGCGGTTTCGAGAGATCAAAGTCGACAACGGTGACGGCACTGCTAGTCCAAAGCCTATCAAAAAGTTGGCCAAAGTAGCAGACCATTCTGGCACCGTTGACACCGCCTGGGGAGAAAAGTTACAATACAATCCCGAGGTTGATGTAATTGTGCGTCATGGTCCTGGTGACTATGGTGTAGTCAAAGCGGATATTTTCAAACAGACTTACGAAAGAGTGTAATGCCTACTAGATCCAGTTACTGGTCCAACTCAAAATTCGCCGATTGGCTGCGAGGCCGACCCAAGGGCGGTGCCAAGACCAGTTCAGAGTGGAAGTCATGGCATGAGCAGAGTCAGCAAGCTCATCCCATCCGGTATTGGATCGCTGAAGAAGTCTTGGATCAGATCCAAGATACCATAATGTGGCCTGTGGATAAATTATATGACCTTAAGTATTACGTTAATAATCGTTGGGTTACTAGTACTCATGCACTCACTGCACACCGCCGTGACATCCCTAGAGGCGAGTGGCGTGACCTGGGCAACCGTTTTTTACCTTGCTTGTTTAACGAGCTCGTTAATTTTGTTGAAGTTGAACTAGCATGGAAACATGTGGCTTGTGATCAATCTGTCAGAGCCAAGTACCAAGTACCTTGGTATGGCCTAGGTTGGTTTCGTTGGCGTAGCTGGCGTTGTGCCCAAGCCGGTATTGACTATCTTAACTGGGAGATCAATCTTGTCAAAGATCGAAGTTGGGGTCTCAGTCCCGACGATGCCGAATATGGTGAACCCACTGATCAGGCTCGAGCGGCGCTAGAGATCTTATCATTATATACGTGGTGGACCCAAGTATACCCTAAGAGGCAAGATCCGCATGATGAAAGTGGCTGGAGCGAGGCATGTGCATTTGGCAGAAAGGAAGGGGATGACTTTCTCAGTATGTTGGACAATACCGATCCCGACTATGTTGCCATGCGAGATCGTGCTCACGAACGCCTACGTGAAATCGAAGCCCAGCGTGAACAAGAAGACACAGACATGTTGATTCGTCTGATTCGAGTAAGGGAACGACTCTGGACATAATTTACCAAGACCTGTTTATTCAATTAAATATTTTATCTAAAGGAGATCTTCAATTATGATGTCAATCAAACGTAGGCTGGTGCATTTAGCCGTAGCCTCACTTACCGCTGTAGCACTGGCGGCATGTACTAAGAAAGAGGAAGCCAAACCCGCAGAGGCGCCTAAAGCAGCAGAGCAGTTAAAAGTGGGATTTATCTATGTGGGACCAGTGGGCGATGCTGGATGGACATTTGCACACGACAATGGGCGTAAGCATATTGAAGCCAAATTTGGCGATCGGATCAAAACTACTTTTGTAGAAAAGGTACCTGAAGGTGCTGATGCAGAACGTGTTATCCGTGACTTAGTAGCACAAGGGCACAAGTTAATCTTTGCTACATCATTTGGATTTGGTGATGCCATGGAAAAGGTAGCCAAGGATCACCCTGATGTCAAGTTTGAACATGCCACTGGTTACAAAACTTCAGAAAACCTGCGTGTATATGAAGCCAAGTTTTATGAAGATGCTTACATGGCTGGTGTAGTAGCAGGCACCGTAACCAAAACTAACACCATTGGATTCGTGGGCAGTTTTCCAATTCCTGAAGTCTTGCGTAATATCAACGCATTTACTCTAGGTGCTCGCAGTGTGAATCCTAAGGTAACTACTAAGGTAGTCTGGGTCAACACATGGTTTGATCCGCCAAAGGAAAGTGAAGCAGCGCAGGCCTTGATTAATCAAAGGGCTGATGTATTGCTACAGAACACTGATTCCACTGCTGTACTACAAACCGCAGAAAAGAATGGTAAGTTTGCCTTTGGTTGGGATAGTGACATGAGCGCATTTGCGCCAAAGGCACACTTAGGCTCAGCTGTGGTCAACTGGGGTCCTTACTATGAAAAAGCAGTAAACGATGTGCTCAACGGTACGTGGAAAACTGCGGATACAAAGTGGGGAACCAAAGAAGGTGCCAATGACTTGATCAAGGTCGCCGACTCGGTACCCGAATCAGCTCGGAAGCGTGTTGATGAAATCAAAGCTGGATTAAAAGCCGGTACCTTTAATGTATTCCAAGGTCCGTTAAAAGACAATACCGGTAAGGTAGTGCTAGAAAAGGACCAAGTGGCAGATGATGCTTGGAAAGGTCGAATTAATTTCTACATAGAAGGTGTTGAAGGCCGAATTCCGGCTAGCAAATAACCTTTAATTGCTGTATAATAAGGGTAAGTTAAATCTTACCCTTTTTTATTGAAGGTACTATGTTAGAAGCTCAACTTACAGCATGTCTTAAAAAGCATTTAGAATTTCCAGATTCTGGTAACCTACAGCAGCGTGGTATTGCTGATAGAATTGAAGCTGCCTGCAATGAAATTATAAACGAAAATTTTCAAGATGTGAAACCTGCTACTAGTCGCAGAAGTATAGAGGACATTAGCATAGGGACAACTTACGTCGATCATAAAACCAGTGATGTGGCGTTAGATTTCAAAATGCCCAACATGATTAGCATAGATAGACTACGTAAGTTAGATCGCGAGCTCATATATAACTTTGTTATCTATGACAGTCGAGCAAAAACTATTGTGGATACCTTTGCTCTTAATGTATATGAGTTAAACTGGGACTATCTGAAAATACAAAACTTGGGCAAGGGACAACTACAAATTACTAACATGGCTGCATTTTTGGCCGATCCAAGAAGTCAACTTACAAAAGAAGAATGGTTGAAACGTCTGCATCAAGCTGCTCGTGATTTTTATGCCAAAGTACAGCGTGATGCAGAACGTAGACAACGTGAGTGGTCTAAATAAATACTAGTTATTGTTGTATGAAGCAAGCAGAAATGTGCTGCGGACGCGGGTTCGAATCCCGCCTGGTCCACCATAAAGATACTATGGAAGATAACGACGAAAGAGCTAGAGTAGATGTTAAAACACCTTGGTTCAAGTTAGCTATAGATAACATCGACTGGAAAGAAATTTTGGTTATTGCAATGGTTCTTTTAGCCACTGTCTATATTATTAAAGCATAGTATCTTTATGATGGGCCAGACATGGTTTCGACGGGGCAAATAGTAAGTAAGTGGACAACTCGGCAATGCTAAAGTCGTAGGGTTAGGACTACCTGGCCAAAGAAGCAAATTAAATAGACGCAAACGACGACTATTTCTATCAGGACCTTAAGCTAGCCGCTTAAACCTGACGGGGCAGGAAAAGGCCTTGTAACCCAACAAACCAGGGGCTTCGGCCCCTTTTTCTACATAGTTATTGGTAATATAACCCATGATTAATCCGATAACTTATTTGTTAACTCGAAAAGGTTGACTGTAAATAAACTTACCTGTAATAATAACAGGGTAGTAATTAGATTTGAAAGGAAACTAAATGAAGAAACTAATTGCAGTTTTAGCTCTAGCAGCATCTACTACAGCAGGTGCCACTGGCTGGGCCAGTTTTGATGTAGACTCAGTAAGTGGTCGTAATGGTGCCAAGGACAGTACTGCTCAATACCTAAGAGTTGGCAAAAGCTTCGGTGATGTCAGCTTAATGGTACAAGGTCGTACCGCAAGGTTCGACGGTGGTGGTCTAGTCAACAGCGTAGAAACCACAGTAAGCTCACGCAAAGTCAGCTTAGGTCCCTTAAGCCCATTCGTGGGTTTTGGATATGACAACGGTTTCAACGGCGGACCCGATTTCAAATATGGACTAGTTGGTGCCACAATGGGCGCTAAGGTTGGTCCAGGTTTCGCTATGTTAGGGGCTAAGACTCGTGTTGGCAGCACTCAAGACAACATGACTAACCAAACTGTTGCTTTCGCTAGTTACAGTATGCCTGTTACTAAGGATCTTGGTGTAAACTTTAATGTAAGCCGTAGTAGTCAAGACATTAAAGAAAACGCAATTGGATTAGGATTAGGCATCAAGTTCTAAGTTCTATTTCAATACAAAAAACCTAGGTTCGCCTAGGTTTTTTTGTGGCTAAATATCTGCATGAAACGACCACGAGCGGCTATATTCATACACCACCCAGAATGTAGCGTACAAAGTTCACATGGTATAATACGAGCGTTAAGTCCAGAATATGACACTGCCTGTTTTACAGTCAATGATATTCGTGACAGCTATTTTCGTCGTTTTCAATTGATAGCGTTCCCGGGAGGTCTTGGTGATAGCAGTACATGGCACAGCATCTTATCACCAACGCAGGATGTAATTAAAAATCAAATAGCTCTAGGTAAACATTACCTAGGTGTTTGTATGGGTGCATACTGGGCTGGACCACATTATTACAACTTGTTGCAGGGCGTCAACACAGTTCAATATATTAAAAGGCCAGGTGCGGAAGTTCGGCGCAGTTTTAGTACAACCACAGAAGTCATATGGCTTAACAAAGCCGAACAAATGTTTTTTTATGACGGCTGTAGTTTACTTGGCAATAAACGCAACTTTAGGACAATCGCACACTACACAAATGGAGATGCTGCTGCTATAATACAAGGCAGGATCGGTGTTATAGGACCGCATCCCGAGAGCGACAGCTATTGGTACAATAGACCATATCTAGCACCTTATTGGCATGAGTACAGACATCATCAATTACTATTAGACTTTGCCAACGAACTACTAGGTCGTTGACTTTTGTCCAGGACTAAGTATATACTTGTAACACCCACACACAAAGGAGAAAAATATGAAAACCGTAGGTGATCGGCTAGAGCCGTTTGTAGTAACCGGAGTCAATCCAGGTAGTGATCAATTCTTTGATATTACCGAACGATCATACCCAGGCAAATGGAAAGTCATTGTGTACTATCCAAAAGATTTTACTTTTGTTTGCCCAACAGAAATTGTAGCATATGATAAATTAGCACGAGACTTTGAGGATCGTGATGCTGTATTGCTCACAGGCAGCACAGATAATGAATTCTGTAAACTAGCATGGCAAGCCGCACATGAGGATCTTAAGAAAATTGTTCATACACAATTTGCAGATACTCAGCGCGGTGAACTCAGTTTAATCAATCAACTTGGTGTATTTTATGCACCTGCCGGGGCTGCTCTTCGCGCTACTTTTGTCATTGACCCTGATAATGTTATTCAGCATGTTACAGTGAATAACTTGAATGTTGGTCGTAGTCCAGAAGAAACACTGCGTGTATTAGATGCTTGCCAGACCGGCGAACTCTGTGCATGTAATCGTGCCGTAGGTGGAGAGACCCTGTAATGTTTGAATACGCATCAATCTTGGATGTTTATGAAATCAAGCTCTATATCCTTTGCTTGAGTATTGCTGTAGCCATATGGCTAGGCAACAAGTTTTATGATACGAGAAATAAGAAATAATGCTTGAACTCATTTGGGCACTAGGTGCCATTATCTTAATTGATGTAGTATTAGGCGGCGAGAACGCTATTGTGATTGCTATGGCTAGTCGCCGCCTGCCACCAGACCTGCGTAAGCGAGCTATGTTATGGGGAACTATCGGTGCAGTTGCAGTAAGATTTGCTTGTGTAGCTGCACTAACTTATTTGCTCATGATCCCGGGACTTAGACTGATTGGCGGTTTAGCATTGTTGTACATTGCTTGGACTTTGGTACGCAACACAGAGGAGACCGAGCATGAAGTCACAGCAGCAAATACCTTTTGGGGAGCGATGGGAACCATTGTCTGGGCCGATGCTGTAATGGGCTTAGACAATGCACTGGCTATCGCAGGTGCTGCTGGAGGCAATTGGTGGTTAATTATTTTTGGGCTCTTAGTCTCTGTGCCTATCATACTGTTTGGTAGTACAATAGTAGCTAGGATCATGGAACGTTGGCCTCAAACTATTTGGGTAGGTGCTGCTGTACTAGTTGCAGTAGCAGCACAAATGATCTGGGCCGAACCTTTATTACAAGAATTTATTAACCCACCTAAACAAGAATGAAGATATTAGTTACCGGACACCGAGGCTTTATTGGCTCACAAATTTATAGTTATTTCAAATCACACCATGAAGTAGTAGGATATGATTATGATCCCAATGTTGTTCCTGACATAAGAGGATATGATTGGGTCATACATTGTGGAGCAATTTCAAGCACTACAGAGCGCGATATTGACTTAGTGCTTAGGCAAAATCTAGAATTTAGTCAGCGTATATTAGAGGACTGTTATAGATATGGTGTGAACCTACAGTATTCTAGTTCAGCTAGTATATATGGACTAGGAACAGACTTTCGGGAAACTGCTCCACCGGATCCACGCACACCATATGCCTGGAGCAAGTATTTGTTTGAACGCTATGTGGCACAGAATCCTGGACCAAGTATTGTACAGGGTTTCAGATACTTTAATGTATACGGTGAACCTGAGCAAGAAGCACACAAAGGTGGTCAAGCTAGTCCTTATACCCAATTTAGGCTGCAGGCACGCCGATACGGCAGAATATCATTGTTCACCAACAGCGAATCATATTGGCGTGACTTTGTGCCAATTGAACGAGTTGTTGGAGTACATAAGAGATTTTTAGCCATACCCGAATCGGGTCTATGGAATATTGGCACAGGTCAAGTTCGTAGTTTTGCTCAAGTAGCAGATGAAGTTGTAGCCGAAACCGGGTGTGCTGTTGATTATATAGCCATGCCTAAACAATTAGAACACAGTTATCAAACATATACTTGTGCAGATTTAACTCACTTACACAACACCTTGGAGAAATATGATGTCGTGGATTGATCAATTAAAAGATGCTATACCCGACTACGCCAAAGATACTCGTCTTAACATAGACGCGGTATTAAAGCGTAGCACACTAGATTCGATTGAAGCAGAATGTGTGGCACTTGCTGCTACCTTTGCCACTGGTAATACAAAATTATGGACTTGGATGCAAAGCCAAATCTCAGATACTGTAGAAAGCACCGCGGCTATTACAGCAGCCAGTCTCATGTCGATGAACAATGTCTGGTACCCATTTGTGGAAATGACCGAAGATCCCTCTCTCAAAGGATTACCTGCACAGTTGCGTATGAACGCTATTGCCAGTCATGGTGGAACCACCAAGGCTAGATTCGAATCCTACAGCCTTGCAGCATCTATAGTTGGTAAGTGTCATTTTTGTGTTCGAGCACATTATGACACATTGAAGAAAGAAGGGTATACCGTTGAACAACTAAGAGACATTGGACGCATTGCTGCGGTTATGACTGCTGCAAGTCGTGTTATGGTCAATTAATTGTCAACTTATTACACACACAGGCGTTAATATATATGTAGCCCCGGCTACTTAACTTTTAAGGAAACCAAAATGAAATCAGTTATCGCAACCCTAATCGCAGCTTTCGCAGTAACTTCAGCTTTCGCAGCAGACGCTAAGAAAGAAGAGCCTAAA